TCTGCTCCTGACAGCCCCTAGACTACCACAGGCGTTGGGAGTAGTCAACCCCATTTTGGCCTAATCTGGAAAATTGGTCACAATCCTAGAAACGTTCGGAACGTATGTTCTACTCCTCTCTGGCAGGGCATGCGAGTATGGTTAGGTTGGGCATGTGGGGCATCATGCGCATGCGAGTATGGTTAGGTTCCATACTTGACACGGTACGACTCAAGGTAAGGCGTGCCGGTAAGAGACAGGCCCCCTATCCCTAGTCCGTCTTAGTCACGCGAGCGATTCCCTCGTCGAACGAGTTTGGTATGCTTGGGGGTATGAAGGGTGATCCACGGATGAGTTTGGTATGTGTTTATGGTGGTCATCGTGACTGTCGGAAGGTTGGTTGTGGGTGTCGGTGTCACAGTGAGTAGGGGGACGTATTACCACCATGAGCATGGTGAGAAGTGGGTGTCGTTGCACCCGTTGTACATCCGTGTGCCTGGGACGGCGTATCAGCGTCGTCGGGTTGGGTGGTTGTGTTTGATCTGTGGATTTGTTCCTGGGCATCTGGCGCAGCGGTTGATGTTGGAGGAGCAGGGGATTGACGTAGGCGGAGCGTGGGATGTTGAATATGGGCGTAATGGCACGTCGCACCGAAATGACGAAGCACCCGGCGTTAGCCTTGAAGACGCAGCAGAGCGGCGTAGCGAGCGTTTTAGAAGGATTGCCAGGATGGGGTACCCTTCTTAGCACGCATCGGCTGTTCCTGGCGCTATATTGCCAGGAGCATGATGTGTTGTTGGCGGCACGGCGAGCTGGTGTTGATCTTGAATGGTTCGAGCGGGAGGTGTCGAAGAACGCGGTATTCTCCGATGCTATCGAGTATGTGATTCAGCGACCGGAGCCGGTGACGCAGGCGATGCTGAAGGACATGTTGCCGATGAGTGTCGTTCATCTGCAGGAGCTTATCGAGCAGACGGACAATCAGGCGGTGCGGTTGAATGCGATCAAGCATCTGCACCAGATGGGTGGGTTGGTGTCTGCTGGTGAGCCTGCTGGAGGGAATTTCCTGAACGTGAACGTACAGATGTTCGGCAAATCGCGAGCCGATGGGGTGATCGACGCTGATGCCAGAGGTATCGGAGACTAACGCACTCGACCTTTCTGCACTCTATGCGCCCCACAGAGGGCAACAGCACCTCCACGAGACGGATGCGAAGGTAAAGGTGCTGGAAGTAGGGCGCCGATGGGGCAAATCCCGTTTCGCCCTATGGGAACTGCTCCGACGCTACGTCGAAGCACTCAATATCCCCGTCGAAGAATCGGTCGTCCCCCCGTTCCACGCATGGATCGTCTGCCCGTCGTTCCCACAAGCACGCCAGGTCTGGAACGAGTTGCTCAGCTTCACGCCACAGCAGTTCATCGCACCAGGCGGCGTCAGGCAGGACGAGCGGCTCGTCTTCATGAAGGGGTCAGAGGTCCGGCCTTGGGGCCAGATCGAAGTGAAATCGGCCCACGACCCGGAATCGCTCCAGACGGCAGGTCTGGACTTCCTGTGGGTCACCGAAGCACAGGACGTATCGGACAAGGCGTTCGAGAAGCTCCTGCCTACCCTCAGAAGCCCAGGAAGACTCTCCTACGCCATATTCGAGGGCATCCCCCCACTGTGGGCCGACCACTGGTTCCACCGCGCTTTCATCGCAGGACAGCAAGGCAGGAACAACTACTACTCGTTCAAAGCCGCAAGCTTCGATAACCCACTCATCACCGACGAACACCGCGCCGAGATCGAGATGGACCGGGAGATACTCCCCGACCGCACATGGCGGCGCATGTATCTCGCAGAATTCCTCGAAGATGCAGGGTATTTCCGTAACATATCGGCGTGTATCGCAGGCGACCTCCTCCCAGAACCCCTGGACGGCATGCGCTACGTCGCAGGACTCGACCTCGGACGCAAGCTCGACGCCACCGTACTGATCGTCATGGACGCCGTAGACCGCAAGGTCGTCCACCACTACGCCTGGGACGACGGCACCAACTGGGTGCTCCAGCGAGAAGGCATCACCAACCAGATGCGCCGGTGGAACATCGAACGCCTCGTCATCGACGCAACCGGCATGGGCGGAGATATCTTCACGCAGGAACTGCAGGAAGCTATGCTCCCCGTCGAGCCGTTCATCATCACGTCGGCAAGCAGGGAGGCATTGCTCCAGCAGCTTGCCGTGTCTATGGAGCGCGAGAACGTCACGTTCCCCAACGTGCCAGCCCTCCTACGACAGCTCAGAGCATTCCAGTACCGCAGGCTTCCATCAGGCAACTACCGCGTGGAAGCACCACCAGGCGAGCACGACGACGAGGTTTTCGCCCTCGCACTCGCTCTCACCGCATGCACGGAACCCGCACCGGTCACCCAACAACGCTTCCGGTCCAGATCGCGCCGGTACGTACCCACACAGGACGAAGCTGCAGTAGGCGTAGGGTCTTCTTTCGGACAACAACTGATGCGCGACCGCCGTATCGAACGGCTCCGTGAACGCGTAGAAGCAGCGGGAGTACGCTGATGGTCACCATGTCAACCGACCGAGCCAAAGGCTTCTGGATACCGGGCTACCCCGACGGGGACGAGAACACCGCCCCGTCTATCGACGAGGTACTCTCACTCTTCAGGGACAACCAGACCTACTACCGTCCCTTCCACGACCAGTGCCGAACCGACGAGGACTACTACCTCGGACGGCGCCCCGTCCCACACCCAGAGAACATCGACCCCGTATGGCCCGCTACCGCCGGCGCCATCATCAACGTCGCCACCGATCACGTCGATGTCAACAACCTCCAGATCGACGTGCCCTCCTCACCACGCAGCAGAGCACGCGCAGAACGCCTCAAGAAGTTCTACCAAGGCGTCTGGCTCAATATCAAGGAGCCAACCCTCAGAACAGCCGTCAGACAGTCCTTCCTGTACGGCATAGCCTTCCTCAAAACCATGTTCGACGCCGACAGATGGCCCGACTCACCCATCATGGACGACTTCGACTCCGATGCCGACTACCGCGAAGCCCTCAGCGAGTTCATGGAACGCCGAAGCCTCACCTTTCCCTTCATAGTTAAGTGTGCAAATCCAAGAAACTTGATATGGGACGACTCAAAGACCCGCATGAAATGGGTCATCGAGTTCTCGGAGCGCAACGTCCGCGACCTGAAACGCCGATACCCCGAGTGGACCACCGAGAAGGAAGGCTCCAACCTCGCCCAGTGGATCGAATACTGGGACGAGGAATGGGTCGCTTACATCGCCGACAACGAGTTCGTCTGGGGACCACACCGCCACGGCTACGGCTTCCTGCCATATACCCCCATCGTGCCCGTCCATTCCTTCACGTTCGAGGACGGACACCCCTCCGATAGGTTCCGTGGACTCCTGAACAACGTCCGATCCCTCCTGGACGAAGAGGCTCGCCTCATCACCCAACTCGGCGCCATCGTCAGAACCACCGCCTACCGCACACTCGACTTCGCCGGCCCACGCATGCAGACCGAAGAAGCAGCCGAGACATACGAGCTGTTCGGCGGCAAGAACGTCCTCCCACCAGGCGTCGAGGTACGACCATCTCCCATGGTCCAAGTACCACCGGACATCTTCCAGCAACTCAACATCGTACAGACCCTGATAGAGCAGGCCACCTTCCCCAACGTCATCAGAGGCGTTCGCCCCCGTGGCGTATCGTCAGGCTTCGGCCTGTCGGTCCTCTCCGGCATGGGCAGACTCGTCTTCCAAGGCGTCGCAGACGGCGTCAGACACGCCGTGGAACAGGTCAACTCCAACTTCGCCAAGCTCGTGGAGAACAAGCTCAAAGGCAGGATCACCGTCCACGCACGCTCGGATATCCACAACTTCGACCAGACCATCGCCCCCGACGACATCAAGGGCTACTACGAGAACGTCGTACAGGTGAAGGCCGAAGCACCCGAAGAACGCGAGCGCGAAGCACTACTCGCCATGCGGCTACGCGGCGCAGGCGTTATCTCCCTCTACGAGGCACAACGCCGCTCCGGTATCATCAACCCGCTCGAAGAGCAGATGCAGATACGCGCAGAGCAACTCATGAACTCGGAAGAATTCATGGCGCAGCAGACACAACTCCTCCTCCAACGGATCAACCTGCCACAGCAGATGGCCGAAGCCGTCGGCGCACCAGCAGCAGAAGCACAACCACCAGGTGTCGGCCCACTCGGCTCCCAGAACGTCGGCGGCGCATCACTGCCACGCCCCGGAGAAGCCGCCATGCAGGCCGGCAGGATGGCTACACGCGCCGGACAACCTAGCGTGTACCCCGAAGGACTCGGTGACGTAGATCAGCTCGGACGAGAACTCGGCGGACCCACAGGCGGCGCCGTCGGCATGCCGTCAGGACAGACGATAGGGAGATAACCATGCCCAATCCGAAAGGGATGAACCAGATGGTCGGACCCATCGACGTGGCTATCGAAACGTCGAAGAGTCAGATCGAAGGCATCTTGAATAACATCACCGGACCGCAGACCAACAAACGACCCGCCATGGTCGGCAATATCCCTGCGGAGCAGATCATCCAAGCCGTACTGCAGCAGGCACGGGAGAGCACCAATGGCTAACGATAAGGGCTTCGCGGGCTATGGCAAGAAGAAGAAGAATGGCAAGCCTTCCACTTCAGTTTACACACCGCCTGTCTGGCTCAATGATGATTGGGAAGACGATGACGAACTTACATACTTTGAGCCGTCGTTCGCTGCCGGAGACTCGCCTACTCCCTACAAACGAACTCTTCCGTATGTTCCAGAAGGCGGGGAGAGACTGAAGGGTGATCCTGCCGCAGCAGCGATCGCAAAGCGCTATGCAGAAGAAGGCTTGTCTCCTCCTACATCTACATCTTCGCAAATAATCGGTCCTCATTTGGCAGGAGTAACAACTACTCCCACTTCAGTTTACACACCGCCCCAATACTTCGATGACGATGATGACAATGGGGATGACCTTCCCACTGACTGGCTCACCTCAAAGCAGCTCAAAGAGCAGCCTCTCTTTGGTATGGCAGGAGTAACACCACCTACCGGTACTCCTGTGGTAAACGGAGGAGTAACAGGAGGAGTAAACGGAGGAGTAAACGGAGGAGTAACAGGAGGAGTAAACGGAGGAGTGACAGGAGGAGTAAACGGAGGAGTGACCGGTCTGGTTACCGACACTTCAGGAATGTTCGGTCCTACCGAGACAACCGGTCTAGGTCAGGCTACGGGGCTTCCTATAACTGCTACTACCGATCCTTCAGGAATGTTCGGTCCTACCGAGACAACCGCGATAACGCCAGTTACTACCGGTACTATGGGCGAAGCCATGGACTACTTCATGGGGCTTCCAGAAGCTGCAAAGGCGCAAGTTAATGCATACGTTGGGAGAACCAACACCAATGTCCTAGATGCAGTAAATGCGCTTTACCCCGATTGGACGGCGACTACTCAGCAACCCTCCGTTCCAGGTCCAACTGGAGGTCTAGGTGCTCTAGGGGGAACTACTCCTACTGTACCTCCTAAGCCATGGGAACAGATGTCTGTTGACGAACAAACAGCATTCCTCCAAAAGCTAACACCTGAACAAACAGACACATGGCAGGCCAATGAGGCAATCCGAGCAGGAGGTACGGAACTTCCCGGCAACTGGAAGACGATGCTCGATCCAAAGAATAGAACCCGCTACGGCATAACGCCCGAGATGGTTTCTCAATGGACCAAGATTGATAGACAGAACAGGATCGAAGGGTACCAGCAACAGATCGATGCCGAGAACGAAGCTTGGGAGCAAAAAGGTAGAGGGGCTGAGCAGGCTGCTATCGATGCGCATGTCAAGCTGTTAGGTGACTTAAATAACAAAATCGCTGCCGTCAATAACGAGACTGACGAGCAGACGATGGGGCTAGGCACCGCCGCAGATGGAGTGACCGCCGCCGATGGAGTGACGGCGCCAGGCGAAGTACCACTAGGACCAGCACTCCCCAAAACCCCAGAGGAAATTGCAGAAGCTGCTCGCATCGCTGCTAACGCTGCCGCCG